ATGATGTAGATGTGGTAGCTATATATATTGCACCACTAAAAGAATGGTGGATGATACCAAGAGAAGTAGTTACAGGGATGAACATTAAACTATTCCCTGATAACACAAGCAAATCTAAATACAAGAAATACCAAAACAACTGGAGTGCCTATTATGAGTAAAACAACATTACTGATCGACGCTGATGTCCTCGCTTTCGAGGCATCGGTGGTCGCCGAAGAATCAATACATTGGAAGGACGAACTGTGGACGGTACACGCTGACATGGCATTAGCTAAAGCTCGTGTGGTCAACCGCATCGTAGAGTTCCAAGAGAAATTAAAGACAGAGAATGTAGTGCTGTGTCTATCAGACCGTGCGAACTTCCGTCGTAAATTAAACCCAGACTACAAAGCTAATCGTGCTAAGTCCCGACTGCCCATCATCTTACGACAAGTAAAGCAGTGGATCATCGACGAGTTAGGTGGTGTGTTGTGGGCGAACTTAGAAGCGGATGATGTTATATCTATATTAGCTACCGATAAAGCGATGGATGAAGAGACTATCGTGGTTAGTATAGACAAAGACTTCAAGAGTGTACCCGGTATCTTCTTTGATTATAACAAGGGAGAGTACCACCAACCAAGTGAGGAAGAGGCGGATAACTATCACTTGATACAAACCATAGCAGGAGATCATACGGATGGATACAGCGGAGTGCCCGGCGTGGGTGTGGTGAAAGCAGAACGGATGTTAGAGAAAGATGGATACACATGGGAGACTGTTGTAACATGTTACGAGAAAGCAGGACTCACAGAACAAGACGCATTGATGAATGCATGGATGGCTCGACTACTACGCAGTGATAACTACTGCTTCAGAACAAACACTATTAAAAAATTATGGATACCAAAGAACTACCAAACCAAGGATATACTAGAGATTTCTCAACGGGGGCTAAGCGTGACGGGGATGATGGACGGGGACGACCCTGCCTTATACCTCCAGTCGCCCTTCGCCGTCTCGCAAAAAGATTTGAAGATGGCGGAAAGCTTTACGGAGACAACAACTGGAAAAGAGGTTTCCCTCTAAGTAGATTATATGACTCGATGTTTAGACATTTGTTGGGGCTGGCTGAGGGGGACAACTCTGAAGACCATGCGGCTGCTATCTTGTGGAATGCTTCGGCTTGGTGCTGGACTGAAGAAAAGATTAAAGAGGGGAAGCTCCCGTCAGAACTGGACGATCTAGGATATAGAGATGAAAGTACTGATAGCGTGTGAATACAGCGGAGCAGTGAGAGATGCTTTCATTAAACAGGGGCACGATGCAATGTCTTGTGACTTACTACCTACAGATGTACCCGGACCACACTATCAAGGCTCTGTTACAGATATACTTAATGATGGATGGGACTTAATGATAGCTCACCCTCCTTGTACTTACTTAGCTGTGTCTGGTAACAGGTGGTTGTACAATAAAGATGGCAGTAAGAATGAGGAGCGGTGGACAAACAGAAGAGAAGCATTGGACTTTGTGCGGTTACTTATGGATGCACCTATCGAACGGATAGCAGTTGAGAATCCTGTTTCTGTTATATCTTCAGAGATACGAAAGCCGGATCAGATCATACAGCCTTGGCAGTTTGGGGATGAAGCACAGAAGACTACTTGCCTATGGTTAAAGAACTTACCTAAGCTAAAGCCTACAAAGATCGTGGGTAAGGGTGAGATGGTTACTTATAAGAGTGGTAACACTATGCCTAAATGGTATGCAGATGCTTTCAAACTACCTAAAGCAGAGAGACAGAAGCTACGATCTAAAACATTCCAAGGTATAGCAGATGCTATGGCTGAACAATGGGGACGAAAGCTTTGTCCGATACATCAACTACCTAGACAAATGGAACTTATATGAACAAGAGTGTTTTGCGAACTTGTGAGAAAACACGATGTGAGGAGGAACGACGAACATGAATGACGAAATAGTACTACCCGCTCTGTCTCAGGACTTAATCAATAAACTTGACAAACTATTCCCGGATAAATGTCCACTGTTGACAGACACAGAACGTGAGGTATGGTATAAGGTAGGACAAAGAAGTGTAATTAATTATTTACAACAGACTTACGACGACCAACTCGAACAAGATATAGTAACTAAACAAGTACAGAATTAGCCATGTGTTTCTCACAACCTAAGATGCCCGAACCGCTACCACCTCCGGCTCCACCACCTCCTCCGCTTCCTACAGCAGAGAAGGCAGTTACTCAAAGAGCTACTCAACCTACTAAGCGTCGTCGTGGTACAGCCCAAGTCACAGCTACTCGTCGTCCTACACTTAGCATGGGTGGTGGTAACGGTGGAACGGGAGTACAGCTTTCTTCATAACAACAACTAATAATATAAATATATATGAGCCTTCGCACACTTGATAAAAAGACGTTGCTCTCATCTGCTACAACTGGAGCAGGGGCGGGTAACGCATTCTCAGTCGAGCGTTCTAAGGGATGGACATTTGTCATCGCTACAGAATCTGCTGGAACTGCAACCATAGACATTGAAGCTTACTTCAGCGATAGCGGAGCGTGGCACGTGATCCACAGTCAATCAGTATCCTCAGAAGGATCGGTTATGATTCGTGATGACCACGGACACTACGAAAAGATTAGAGCTAATCCGTCCATCACATCCGGTACTCACAGCGTCTACGCTACTGGTACTGTTGACTCTCTATAAAGATGTCATTGCTTCTTACACCGTCGATTGAAAAGCCCAGCAACATCTTAGGGTTGCCTAACCAATTCATACGACCAGCTTTCGAGAAGCTCTACGGATTTGATGCCGAGGAAGTCATAGACGGAGCGATCTTTACGGAAGCAAGTGAACCATTGACAACAGAACTAAAAGAAATATTATTATTTGAACCCGCTTAATACTCATGGCTAATAAAAAAATATCTGAATTAGGTGTACTTACAACACCAGCCGGAGCAGACATACTTGCTATTGTTGACGACACCGACGCCACCACCAAGCAAGTATCTGTTACAAACTTGATGACCCAAGCACCTGTGCAAACTGCTGACATCAGCGGGTTAGCTACACAAGTTTCTTTAGGTAATCACGAAGCATTAACTGAAGTCCACGGCATCTCAGCATTCGGTGCTACTCTTGTAGATGATGCAGACGCATCCACCGCTCGCACTACTCTTGGTCTAGGATCGTTAGCCACGGAAAGTGGAGTTGAAGGTACATCGGTTGCATCCACTGGAGAAACAGGCGGCACTAAGTTCTTACGAGAAGACGGAGACGGCACTTGTTCTTGGCAAGTACCTTCCGCAGATGTAGACACTCCACTCACCACCGCACTTCGTGGAACGGATAACCCACACATTGGAGCATTTCCGAATCAATCATTTAAGGTGATGGATAATCCGAATAAATCGGCGATGGTTATTGCGGATGCGGATGGAAATGTAACCTATATCTTAAAAGACTCCGCCGCTGAGGTAAGAGTAGCTAAGGGAACATCAGGCACTCCATCTCGCTTCGCCCTAGCATCTGATCTTCCAGCTTTCGTCTTAGAGAATGATACAGGTGAGCCTGACATTGAGGTTACTGAACCAAATACAGGAGAGAAAATCTCAGTCATCAGCGGAGACTCCGACACTAAAGGAGCCAACAGATTACCGACCCGACAAGGGTACAATCTTCCCGACATTGGAGGAAACCCAGCACCCTTATTAATCTCAGGCGGCACTATCGCTTAACTTAATCTTAACTAATACAATATCATGGCAACAGTATACATTCAACCGGGTTCAGGAACAGGCACAGGAACACTTGCTGATCCTTATTATTTTTCACAACTTAGCACAGCCGAAACAGCGGCAGATGACGGAGGAACTATTTTATTTTTAGACGGAGACTACGATACCTCACTAAATAGCTTTCAGAATGGTAGTAGTACGCTTGCAACCTTAACCTATAAATCACTCAATCCTTTAGGGGCTAGGTTAATTGAAACATCCGCTTATGGTTTTCTATTGATCGGTTCAACTAGTGCATCGTTTGCAACTACCACTATCATAAAGGATTTTTATGTTCAGAACCTTTATTACTACCCGGGTCAATCAGCTGCAACATATCAGCTAAGTGGGATTAAACAGGTAGACACAATAAACAACAACGCAAATGTGACATCCTCAGGCATACTTAACGGTAGAGAGAATTCATTAGCACATACGGTTAATAATTGCAGTTTTGCTTTTAAAGTGGGTACGACAAGTTCCTTCTTCCATAATGCGGGTGGGATGAATGTTAATAATACTTCTATCCATCTAATAACTGATTCCACAAATGCAAACGGTATAGGTCAATATACTGGAACGGCTCCAACTTTAAAAAACACTATTATTAGTGTGGACACCTCTGGTAAACTAAATTCAGCAGCACTTGATATAAGTAAAATTACCTTTAGCTGTTTGTTTAATACTTCGGAAACTGTAAGTGGTAGCAATATTGATAGCGACCCGATATTCGTAGACGCACCAAACGGCGACCTACGCCTCCGCCCAACCTCTCCCTGTATCGGTGCTGGAACCGCAAGCTAAGTAGTCATGGCTTACAATAAGTTACATAAGAAAGATTTCGTTATCGCTATTAAGACGGGCGATACGGCAGGGGACGAAGATAAGTTTAAGAAGGAAGCAACAAAAGGAGAGCTATTCTTTAACACCTCCGATAAGAAGTTATACATTGCTATTACTACAGCTGGTTCTTCTGACGCTACCTTATACGAGACTGCTGCGTTTACTCTTACCACCTAATAATGCACGAAACAGCCCAAGGGCTATATCATTCGTTGGAGAACCAGCGGTGGTCATTCTTAGACAGAGGACGTACATCTTCTGAGCTTACACTTCCTTATGTCTTACCACCAGATGGTCACAATTACGCTACTAAGTACTACACACCGTACCAAGGTATAGGAGCTAGAGGAGTATTAAATCTAAGTAGTAAGCTATTGCTTGCACTGTTACCACCTAACGCTCCATTCTTTCGTCTTGTTATAGATCGGTATGAGTTAGACAAAGCAAAGGAAGACATCGGAGTAGAAGGAGCAGAACAACTACGTACTGACTTAGAGAAAGCATTAGCAGATGTAGAGCGTAGTGTATCACAAGAAGTAGAAGTACAGAACTTCAGGAACGGTATCTTCCAAGCACTCAAGAACTTATTGGTTACTGGTAACTCTTTGTTATATCTCCCTGATGAGGGTGGTATGAGAGTGTTCAAGCTGGATCGTTATG